ATACCGAGCACCAAAGCCCCTACTAGCTAGATTAAGCTAGAAACGACCGTGACGATCGCGTCTAGCCTGGTCCCAGACCAAGCGACAACAAGATCTGAAACCGTCTAACTAGTAGACTCTTGCTAGAAGCTCGTACGCCATCTCCATCTTGGTACCCTAGATAGGGACCCCATTGTATAGGGCATTATCATGCTTTATTTCACATGGACCTTTCCTAGGTAACAGGATCCTCACCTAAGTAAGAACACTCGTTGTATAGAGTGATAACATCGCTTTATTTCACGACAACTTACCTAAGTGAGGCCCATGGCAGCCTTTAGGGTAGGAACGTAACACTCACACACAAGCCCTCGCCAACCCTTGGTGAGGCTGGGGAGAGCTTACTCCAGCAAAGGAGCTGCTCTTTCCAGTGTGGGAGTGCACTATTACTACCTCCAGGGATCTGCTCATGGTTTCCTGAGCCAATTTGGAGTGGATAGGCGCACAAGGAATTCTAAACAAGAATTTCTGGTGCCCGCGAGACTACTCATCCTTGCGGATGGCTCTACTACCGGGTTGGTAGCCCGGTCAGTGACCGCACCCTCACTGGGATGCTGGGACTAAAGGTAGAGGCGAAGCAGGGTTAATCCAGATAGTAACGTGGTAAGCGCTACCATAAGAACGCTCACTGCTACGGAACTGTTGGGTTAGCCCAGCCTAACAATCGGAACTAAGGTTCCCTCGGCTCAACAGGCGGTAGTCGAATTACCGGTCCGGATGGGATCCGGACTGGTAACGAGACTCTCCGTACCTCGCGAGTAGGTTGCGCCTCCTCCTGCGGTACCGCACCACCATTGACGAGTGCGGGAGCCCAAGTGTTCTTCTCGGCCATGTCTCGACTTACATCGAGCATAGCTTTGACTAACATTGAGTCCGCAAGCGAAAGAGAGTGGGCGGCACGCATGGAGAAGACTCCCTTGCTAACAAAGTACTTAGAGACTCCTACATTCAAGTAGGACTCCTCTAACACTTGTTGGCCTTCATCCCAACCCGCAATGGCTTGAAACTCTCGAGTTGAGTGGCGGGTAATACCGACCGCTCTGCCAAAAGTCTTATTCAAGACCATGGCACTCTCAAGGATCATTCCATTGAGGACGAGGATTAAGGGACTATTCTTCCCTAGTGCCTTTCGGTAGGACTGGACATCCAAGCCTGGGCATTTCTTGAAGAGCATACCATTCAGCTTAGCGCTGATACGGTACGCATCCTTTTGGAAACGCCCAAAATCTCGTTCGACGAGCCGTTTCGCAGCCTCGATCCTAACCAGCCTCATCAGCTGATTAAGGTCGAGTCCTTCTACGGATAACCGGAGAAGATGCTGCGAGACAGGAATACCGAAGTAGTGCTCAACTCGCTCGGCGAGTAAAGCATGTTCTCCCGTATTCTTGGCTTGCGCCAACGCGTCGAACACCATATACAGTTTGATGACTCGCTCGCTCTGAGCGGGCTTGCCATACAACCTGTATATGGCTGAGATTAGTTCCGGGTGCCTTCCTATCTCTAGGTCCCAACCATGGTCACGCTGCGTGCATAGGTAATTGTGTAGAAGTGAATAACGTTTCCACACACTACCTATACCAGCAATACTGAACCCTGTGACCTCCAGCCCTTTATGGAACCATCTCTTAGCGAATTCAAATGTGTCGTCAGACACATGAGTTTTCTGCTCCGAAATGGGCATATCGAGCTGGGATAGCAGGATCTTATATTGCTGTGCAACAGCTGCGTTGGCAATAACAATGTCATCTCCTAGTAAGCAATAGCTGGTAAAATGCGGAAAACCCGCACGTAACGCAGCTACGCGGACTATTAGATGATGAGTTAGAGCCATCGCTGGCCATGACGAGTACGCCCCCATTGGTTGTCCACAGTTATATTTAACTGATGGATTTCCTTTGGAGTTATACTCATACCCAGTAAGGATGTGAGCCCAGGCCATACTCCGTTCCTTACCAATGATACGCTCGACTACCCGTAGCTGCAGAGCTATAGGCATTCGATCCGTGGCATTGGATAAGTCCAGAGAATGGAAAGGACTGAGAGGTAGGATACGTGTGAAGCTCCCTTGGTCAAAGGTACAGTCCGGACCTATACGCCGAAGCATTTGGTTCAGAACCTTATGCAACGGACGCAAGGCCGTCTGTGACCAGTAATCAAGGATAGCAATCACACGTGTCTTTCCCTCTTTATCACTGAAGTAGGACAGCTTACGGAAAGAAGCGGTCTTAGGTGGGAATAAAGTGGCCCATATTCCTGCTAAGCTCAGATCGCCGAAACGGCCAACCATCAAAGCCGAGATCTTCTCGCCCAGGCTACCACCTGCGAGCACTTGAATATTATCAAGCAGCTCCTTGGGAAGTAGCGTAAGCTCGGAGACCGAGGTTAAGATGGCTTGTCCCAACGGTCCTGACTTAGTGGACATATGGAACCTACTGAATTCCACCTTAGTTGGCCGGATCCCCAATTGCCTTGCGGCGTGGTTGAACTCTTTCTCCGTTATGGAGTCAGAGCCCTTCCACGGCGCTACAATTGGTGTTACATCTAGTACCGCGTCAAGGTGTATTCCTCTTAAAGACACTAAAAGTGTCATTAAGAGTTTTATCCCTTGCGGGCTAGATGTCAGCACTTTTAGATCGGATAGCCAAACTGGCCATCCGTCCTTAAGTGCGACCTGGTCAACCGCGTCTAGCGGATGTCCTGTGATATAGCGAGTAACAGCCAAGCGTGTCCCCTTGACATACTTGACTGCAAAAGCTAGACCACGTTCATCAACTAAACGTAAGACGTTCTTAAAGTAAGCCTCCACCAGTGGTCGGTAGAGAGACATCTGCTCAGATAAGTAGAATGTTAAGATTAGAGTGGTTAACTCCACTATTAGTCGCAACATTCTATTATTATTTGTAGCAGTGTTTTAATACTGGTACCTGACCCATGGTCTCCTCACCTCCTTACGGTGTAGGGGGCTAGCCTTCCGAAGGATGAGGTTGCGACATCTCTGGATCTTGGAGACGTCCGGGTCAGTCATCGTTAGGCCTTTCAGAGGTGATGAGCCTCAGGCTTGACGCTGATTGACACGACGTTCCCCCTCGATCTAGAGCATTGCTCACATACCCCAGCCTTCCATGGAGAAGCTAGTCCGGTTACCAGCCGGTTTCACCTCTACACTTGGGTAGGGATAAGCAAGCGTTGCAACAAACAACGTAATAGCTCTTCGGTAAGAGTCTACTCCGTCGTTTCTAGGAAATCCTGGTACGCCTTAGTAGGCACAGCCCTTTCGGGAGCAAGAACTGTAGAATCAGATAAGGGGTCGTCACCCAGACGGTTCCGGATGATTTCTACACGCCTCTCTTTCGATCGGTCGCTGAATCTTATCTTAGCTGAGCTCTTGCCCAAAACTCC